GCGGCGCGACCATGGGGCTGATCCGCAGCGGGCGATGCTGTTTTACCGGATGTTCATGACGGAGCTGGATCAGGACGTGAAGAACATCAGCACCATTCAAGCGGGGAAGCCTGATGTGTGACGTACAGGATTTGTATCCGGAGATCCGGCGCGCGGTGAAGGGCTGCCCGGAGCCGAGCTTGCAGGATGCGCTGGTGCGCGCGGCGCGGACGTTTTGTTCGGAGAGCTGGATTTTGCGGCGGGTGCAGGGGTTTACCACGGTGGCGGGGCAGCAGCAGTACGTTGTGCAGGCGCCGGCCAACGAGGAGGCGATCGCGCTGAAGCACGCGCAGATCCAGGAGCTGGCGCCGGGGACGGCGGTACATCCACTGCGCTTTGTCTATCCGACGCTGGTGAATCCGAACATCGGGCCGCGGCGGCCGACTGGAATCTGTTTCGTGCCATATGCCGGGGTGGCGCTGGTACCGGCGCCGGACAATGCTTATCCGGTGCAGTTGGAGCTGGTGACGCAGCCGGTGGCGGGGACGATGCAGCTGCCGGATGAGCTGGCGGTGCGTTATGACCGCGCGCTGGGGTATGGGGCGCTGGAGTGGATCCTGCGCATGCAGGGCGATCCCTGGTTCAATCCACAGGCGGCGGACGAGTACGCGCTGCTGTTCAACCAGGAGATCGTCAAGGCGCGGGGGGAGGCGGCGTTCGATTTCACGCCGAATCAGCGGCAGTGGATCGGCGCCGGCTTTGCGAGGCGCGCATGAGCACCCTGGGCAACGCGTGGGGAGGGCAGGCGGGGTTCGTGGAGCAGGTGGGCAATCCGCCCGCTTTCACGCTGCTGCTGGCGCGCAATGGCGCGAGCATTTCCGTGACCTGGACGCCGCAGCCAGGTGCGACCAGCTACGCGCTGTATTGCGGGCGGTCGCCGGTGAGCCTGGTGGAGATGGAGCCGTCGCTGCAGGTGACGTCGATCGAGATCACAGGGTTGGATGCGGGTCTGGATTATTTTGTGCAGGTGGTGGCGCGCATTGCGCCGGGCCGGAGCGTGGCGAGTGCCGTGACTTACACCGGCGGGCATCCGCTGCTGACGCTGGCTTCGGTGGGGGACGGAACCGCCGGATTGAGCTGGACGGCGGTGGCTGGCGTGAGCCACTACAACATTTACCAGGGCACGGCGCCGGGCAGCGAGAATTTCGCCAATCCGTTACAGGTGCCAGGCACGTCGACGACGGTAACGGGGTTGATCGACGGTCTGACTTATTATTTCGTGGTGACGGCGGTGACGGGGACATTCGAAAGTCCGCCGTCGAACGAGGTGAGTGGGACGCCGTTCATCGCGGCACCGCAGGGTGTTGCGGCGCAGGGCTGCAGCGGCGATATCGCGATGTCCTGGGAGGCGGTTGCCGGCGCCGCGGGCTACAACGTTTATCTCGGCACTACGCCGGGTGGGGAATCCACCAGTCCGGCGGTGTCCGGCGTGACCTCGCTTTCCACGACCGTGCCGGATCTCGTCAACGGGACGGAGTATTACCTGACTGTAAAGACGGTTCCGGCCGGCGGCGGCCTGTCCGCGGCATCGGCGGAGGTGAATGCGACGCCGGCCTTGCTGGGCAGCGCTTCGTCCCTGACGGCGACGCCGCAGCCTCTGGGCAACAGCATTCTCCTGTCGTGGACGGCCGGGTCGAACGCTTCGGCTTACAACATCCTGCGCGGGACGGTGTCCGGGGCGGAGACGCCGCTGGCGATTGGTGTCACCGGCACCAGCTACAGCGATACGACGGCGGCCGTCGGGGTTCTGTATTACTACGAGGTGCTGGCGGTGAACGGCTGCGGCCAGGTGGCCGCCGCATCGAATGAGTCCAGCGCGTCGCTGAGCGAGTACATGGCTGCCGTTCTGGCGGATAACCCGCTGGTTTATTTGCCGCTGAATGAGACCAGCGGATCGGGCGTGGCGCTCAACCTTGGAAGCCTGGATGTGCTCGGCAATTTTTCCGCGAACGGTAACGTCGGTTTTGGTGCGCCGACGATCCTGAGCGATGGATACCCGACGACCGCCGCCGCATTCACGGGGGACCGTGACTATGACGGCGGCTCGTTCCTGGAATGCATCAACGAGGCTCTTGGAACATTGTCTCCGCCTTTTGCACTGGAGTGTTGGGTCAGTAGTGGCGGCGAAGGACAGTTGTGGTCGGTGACGCAGAAGCAAACGGATGGGCAGCAGCAGACGGACAACGGATTGTCCATGGCATCGGGCGCCAATTTCTTCGCGACTACCGTATCCATAGGTGCCGGCTACAGCGGCGGAAATGCCTACAGCACGGTCGATGGCTGCGCCAACTCCGGGCCTCGGCTCTTTGTCACTTTCTCCATGCCAACGGCAGGCAATATTCTGTTTGGAGTCAACGGCTGCAATCAGTTCAGTGGCGCTTCCGGGCAGGCGCTGGAAGCCGGGAACGGTTTGTGGTTCGGCAAAACCTATGATGGCGGGACATTCGATTTCAACTGGCTGAACGCGACCGCCCAGCACCTGGCGGTATACAACACCAATATCGACATCTCCAGGCACGCTACCAAGTACGGCATCGGGATTGGTGGCGGCAACGGTTTTACCCAGGCGCAGAACATCAACTGCATGGGTAATTTCTCGCTGTCCAATCAGAATCGAACGGCCACCAAGTCGGTCCTCGGCAGTTTTCCCTTTGCCTATATGAAGTCCTTGTTTTCGATTCCGGCTGCGCTTGCCTATGCGGAGGTGGCATGCACGGCATCCGGTGGTAGCAGCTTCAATGGGTTCTCGGCTGGCATGACGCAGCTCTATTACAGCGACACCGAGCATCCGCTGGGTTCCGACGATGGCAATGCCATCGGCTATACGAGCAGCGGCAATTTGTATGTGGCCGGTGCGCCGGCCATCGGTGGGTTCCCGGCGCTAGTTGCGGGCGATGTGACGAACTGGTGGATCGACAACGTGGCGGGTCAGGCCTGGATCGGGAAAAACAATGTTCCGCTCACGGGCGATCCGCAGGCCGGCGTTGCCCCGACCTTTACCTTCACGCCCGGAGCCAATCTCTGGTACATGGCGACCGCCCTGGCGGATGTGGGAGATGCTGCCACGCTGAATCTGAATACCACCAGCCTGGTCTATCCCTCGCAGGGCCGCTTCAGCCCGATGCTGCCATGAAGCTCCTGGTCAGCGACAATTTCAAGGGGATGGCGCCGATCGTCAGCAATCGGCTGTTGCCGCCGGGCTTTGCTTCGTTGGCGGTCAACGCCAAGCTGGTCAGCGGCGACCTCGATTCCTATGGCGATATCGGCAATCCTTTCCAGCTGGCGAAGGATCCGGTGATCAATGCGATCTGGCTGATGGCCGGGCCGGCGCCGGATTTCTGGCTGCAATTCACCGGCACGGGTGGCGATCTGGCCTATGGCGCTAACGTCGACGTTGCCCTGGGAACGATTCCCGGTGACTCTACTTACCGCAGCTTCATCACGGGACTGGAAGGCGGCCCACAGCAGACGAATCTGTTCTATGCCACGGACCCTTCGCAGCAGGGCGGCAACCCGGCCGGGTCTTATCCGTATGTGATGTTTCCGCTGGGTATCGCTTCACCGGCGGGGCCGCCGGTGGTGGTGGCTCCGGCGCAGCCGGCCGGACCGACGACGCAGTATCAGTTTGCGCAGGAGGCGAGCGTCAATAATGTCACGGTGGTTTCCGGCGGCGGGGGCAGCGGTTTTGTGGTCGGCGACATGCCTTATGTCGGCACGGGCACGCTGGCCAACGGCTTCACCCAGGCCGCGGGTGCGGCGCAGGTTTCTGTGACCAGTGTGGATGCATCGGGTGCGATTACCGGGTTGTCGCTGCTGGCGCCGGGCGTGTACCAGCTCAATGCCGGGCCGGGCAGCACTACGATCGACCAGGCGGGTCTGAGCCTGCCGGCCGCCACGGTTACGGTCGCTTCGACGGCGATGCTGCCGGCGGCGGGCAGTTTCATGGTGGAATCCAGCGGCGGCAATCAGACGGTTTCCTATACGGGAATTTCCGGCAATACGTTCACGGGATGTTCCGGCGGGTCCGGCTCGGTGGCGAATGGTGCGGCGGTGCAGGCGCAGAGCGCCATCGTGCCGCTGAGCGGGGGCAGCGGCACAGGGGCGACGGTCAGCGTGCAGTGCGAGCACTGCAGTTTCAATGGCTTCGGCACTTATTCGACCAGCGCCGGGGGCTATTACATCAGCTGGAGTGTGCAGAACGGTCAGTATTGGGAGGTATCCAGTGGCCAGGGTGATGTGACGGCAGCGTATTCGGAAACCAGTTTCGGTCTCAAGGCGGCTAGCGGCTTCACCTATCAGATGGATGCGCGGGATAACCAGGCGGCTTCCGGCGGCGTGCCGACGGATCTGGTGATGTATCTGTGCGGGACCTATAGCGGCTCCACTGCGATCAATGGACCGGTGGTCATCCTGAGCGACAGCGACGGGACGTTTACGCTGTACAGCGCGTTTTCGGGTACCAATGGTGGCGCGGTCAGCGGTACGGTGGTCAGCCAGGACAGCGGACTGTCGATCAGCGGCAATACCTGGTACCGGATCAAGGCGGTGTGCACCGCGCAGACGGCTTCGACCACGCCTGGGTTCAGCGTGGTTGCTACGCTGGCGCTGCAATCCGATCCCGGGACTGTGCTATCGACACTGACCGGCTTCATTCCGTATATCGGCGAGAGCCTGGGTGTAGGCACCAACCATCGCGGCAACCACGACGACGGTAACGACGGCGATTTCGAGAATGTAGTCGTTTCGGTGTCGCAGCCGGCGAGCGCCGTGAGTTCCGAGGCCGTCAGCTATGTCTACACCTATGTCACCACCAAGGGCAGCGGGGACAACGCGATCACGGAGGAGTCCGGGCCCAGCGATCCCAGCCAGACGGTGGTGATCTACTTCGATACCAGCACCAATCCGGTGACGTTGGCGCCGGTGAGCGGCTCCATTCCGGCATGCCCGGCCGGGCAGGACATCAGTGCCTACAACCTGTATCGCCTGGTGAGTGTGTCCGGCGGGTCGGAAGTGTACGAGCTGGATCAGACCTTGACCGCCAGTTCCTCGGCGGCGGTGCCGTGGACGGATACCGTACTCGACGAGGACCTGGGCGATGCGCTGCCGTCGACCGACTGGGGGCCGCCGCCAGCGGATATGCAGGGGATCCTGGCCTTGCCCAACGGCATCATGGCGGGGTTCTTCGCCAATACGCTGTGCCTGTCGGCGCAGAACTATCCCTTCGCCTGGCCGGTGGACAATCAGTTGCCGACGGATACGCCGATCGTGGCGATCGCGGCGATCGACAGCACGGTGCTGGTGCTGACGCAGGCACATCCGTATACGGCCTGGGGCAGCGATCCTTCCGCCTATAGCATGAGCAAGGAGACGGCGAACCAGGGCTGCGTGTCCAAGCGCAGCGCGGCGACGCACAAGCGGCTCGGTGTGGTTTACGCCAGCGGCAATGGGCTGTGCTACTACCGTGGGCAGGGTGATCTGGACCTGATCCGCATGCCGGGCGGCGATCCTTATTTCAGTGTGGAGCAGTGGCAGGCGCTGAATCCGGCTTCGATCCTGGGCGTGGTGCACGACGACAAGTACTGGTTCTGGTACGAGACGGTTGGCGGCGCCATGGGCGGTTATGTGCTGGATCTGTCGCCGGCCGGCTTCGGCCTGGTGGCGCTGGATTTCCATGTCACGGCGGCATATGTCGATGCAAGCACGGACACTTTGTATTTCACGCCGGATTTCAGCGTGTATCCGATCAATGGCGCGGTGGTAGGGGCGGCGCTCAATGTGCTGTCGCAATGGGAGGGTGGTAGCGGCCTGCGCACGCGAACCTGGGAGCGCGACCATTTCCTGCTGCCGCGGCCGGGGTGCTTCTCGATGGCACGGGTACGCGGCGAGGACTATGCGAGCCTGCAATTGACGGTGAGTTGCGAGAACGGCACGGCCTTCGACGGCGCGGTGACGGGGCCTGGGCCGTTCGTGATGGCGCCGGTGGTAGGGGTGCGCTGGAGCGTGGCGCTGGGTGGGGCGTCGACGGTGAACACGGTGGAGTTGGTGGAGCGCTGCGAGGAGTTGGGGGCTTGATCCGCCTGGATATCGATGCGGTATGGGAGGACTTCTCAAGACTGGCGGGGCCGGCGATGGCGGATGAGGACGATGGTCCGGAGGACATTCGCCGCGCCTGCAAGGCCGATCAGGCTTGGCTGTTCGGCAACGAGGAATGTTATCTGGTGTTGCAGTACCAGCTGCGTCCGGCAACGGCGCGGATGCAGTTGCTGGTGTGGCTGGCGGTGTCGCGTGGGGCGCGGGGGTGCATTGCCCGTAATCTGCAATTTGTCGAGGACATGGCGCGGCGGCTGGGCGCGAGCCGGCTGCTGTTCAAGACTCGGCGCAAGGGTTTCGACCGGGCCATGCCGCGAGGCTGGACGGCCGATCACATCATCTGGACTAGAGAGTTGTTGGGGGAGTTGTCAAGGGAGTTGGCGGATGGCTAAGGGCAATGTGGATACGTCGCCGGCGATGGCGGACTACGAGAGTGCGATGCAGCAAAGCGCTTCGCGTTCGGTGAATTTCTGGATGCCGGTGCAGCAGTATTTCGCGCGCAGCCTTAACCGGAATCAGCCGGGATTGGAGGAGGGCGCGCGCGGGATGGCGGCTGCGGGTGCGCGCACGGCTGGCGGAGCGGCTACGCAGCAAGCGCTGGCGGGAGATGCGGCACGCGGGCGCAGTGCAGGGTCCGGCGCGTTTCTGGGTGACATGCAGCGCGGCGGCAATACCACGGCGCAGGCGTCCGGAATGGGTATGGCCGATGCGACCAGTCGCATGGAGCGGCAATGGGTGGGCGGCATGCAGGATGTGATCGGCATGGGGCAGTCGGATCAGGCCAGCGCGCAGCAGGGGCTGCAGGACGCGGCGAACCTGGAGCAGGCCTACGAGCAGGCGCGCTCGCAGTATTTCAATAATTCGATGGCAGGCATCGAGCAGGCGGCGAGCCAGCTGGTCAGCTCGGGTGCAGGCGCCATGAACGGCATGGGAGGTAGCTGATGGCATTTCTTGGATTGGGGCTGGGGCCGAATGTGCAGTTCGACTCGTATACGCAGAGCCTGGCCAACCTGTCGCAGTTGCAATGGAACCAGGCGACACAGGGCTTCTATCCGTACCAGAACCAGATGGTGCAGTACGCGGAGGATCCCAATTACATCGCGACCCAGCGTGCGCAGGCGCAGGGCGGTGCGGATGCGGCGGTGAATGCGCAGCAGGCGGGGCAAGCGCGGCAGCTGGCGCTGATGGGAGTGAATCCGACGGCGCCACAGGCGGCGGCGCTGGCGAAATCCAATGCGCTGGGGAAAGCTCAGGCGGAGGCCGGGGCGATGAATGCCGCGACGCAGGGCGCTTACGCCAATCAGCAGGCTGCACTGAGGGGAGTCTGAGATGGCGGGACTACTGAGCGATTCGATCAATGCCGATCAGTCCGGCCTGCGCGGCATGGCCAGCGCAGCGGGGATGAAGACCGGGCTGATTCTGCAGAACGACCAGATCAATGCGCAGCACGAGGCGGGCAAGTTCACGCTGGCGGGGCAGGTGATCGGCGCGGCCATCGGCAGTATCTGGGGGCAGTCGGGCGCTGGCGCGGCGATCGGCAAGCAGGAGGGGGCCAAGTGGGGCGGGATTATCAGCGGTACTGGGCCTTCGACGGGGGGCAGTGATGCGGCGGGGAGTGGTGAGTCAATGTTGTTTGGATCGTTGTTGAATCACTTGAGTCAGAGGTCGGCGAGCAAGCCGGCGCCTGCCGCCGCTCCCGCTCCCGCGCCTAGCACTGGTGGCGTGTCTTACGGCTACAACGGATTCAGCTACAGCGATGGTTCCCCGGCTACCATGGATCTGGTGGACCGCAGTCGCCCGATGGACGGTGTCAATGGCTATGCCGGGCCGGACGCCGTTTCCGCGGGCGATATGGGGGGCGATGTCGGTGGTGATATCGGCGGCGGGATCGGCGGAGATGCGGGATTGGGTGATATCGGCGCGGCGGCGACGGAGGTTGCGTGATGGCTGAAGTATTCCACGGCGGCTTGCATGCTGGCGTACATCACGCCTATGAGGACGCGACCACGGGACGACATCAGCGGTTTCGGGAGCAGATGGCTTTTCTGGCGAATCAACGTGCCGGGGCGGGCCGGCGTTGGCAGGGGACGCGGCAGCGCTTGCAGGCGCTGGATCAAGCGGAGCAGATCGAGCGCCGGCAGGCGGCGGCCGATCCGCGCTTCGGTGTCGATCCGCGAGTGACGCGACAGCATATTGCTCATCGCAATGCGGTCAATGCGGCGCGGCTGAACGAGTATGGCAAGTTCGCCGCGCCCGAGTTGCAGCAGTGGGACGATGCGGCGGGGCGCACCGCAGGGGAACTGCATCAGGGGCGGCGCTCGTTCGCGCAGGTGGTGCCGGGCGACCTGGCGGCGGCGATTGCGCATGCCACGAATCTCGATCCGCGGGAGTTGCAGCCGGGATCGGAGATGGTGCACGCGGCGGAGGCGGTGGTGAGGGCGGCGCAGTCGGGGGATACGGCGGCGGCGCTGCCGGCGGTGAACCAGCTTTATCGCCGGGTGCTGGCGGGGCATGTGGGGCAGCATCTGCACGATGGCAGTGTGATTTCGCGGGCGCCACGTATTGTCGGCTTGCATCCGAATCCGCGTGATCCCGCGCAGACGACGTTCGCAGTGCAACTGACGGTGACCAGTCCGGATGGGCGGGTGGGTACGGCGCTGCGGCCGCTGATGCTGGACAGCGGGCATCTGTCGCTGCATCCGGATGAGGCGCAAAAGCATGCGGTGCTGAGTGTACCGACGCGGGAGTTTGTGCATCACACGCTGGCGCTGGCCACCGCGATCCTGGCGGCGCAGCATCCGCACATTCAGGCGCAGCTCGACGCGGTGCCGGAGGCGCAGCGGCGGCGCAACCGCGCGCTGCTCGATTTGAGCCTGGCGCTGGGAAGCAAGAGTCCGCGGCGGTCGGTGGATTTCAAGCCGCTCGGCAATGGCGATATTGCCATCGCGGATGCGGACGGCTTGCATCGGCGGGTTAGCCTGCCGCCGGCGCAGCGCGCGAGCCTGGAGGAGCAGTACCGGCAAGCGCTGGAGCAGGGGGATCGCGATCGCGTCGAGCGTGTCGGCAGGTCGTTGGCGGCGGTGAAGCGCGGTGGGGTGACGCAGCAGCACGGCGTTTTGCAGAAGCAGGCCAGTGCGCCCGCGGACCCTTACCTGAAGGGGCGCCTGTACCTGGGACATGATGGCCGCAAGGCGCGTTATCTCGGCGGCGGCAAATGGGGTGCGCCGTAGTGGCGGCTGACGATTTTCGTGGTTTCCTGCCGGCTTCGGCGGTGCCGCTGGATGAGTATGGGGATTTCCGGCCGGCGGGTACGCAGCCTTTGCCGGAGGTGGGTGGGGTGCCGTTGCGGGATGTTCCCGCTGCTGCTTCCGCCGCCGATTCCGCGCCGGCGCAGTGGATCGCTCCGCTGCGTCGCGTGGGATTGGACACGGGCGATGCCACGGTCGCGCCGGCGGCACCACCGCCTTCACCCGCGCCGCAGCGCGAGGTAGGTACGCTGGATACCATGAAGCGCACTGGCGAAGCGGGGCTGCGCCGTGCCTGGGCTGGTGTGCTGACCACCGCTGGCGCGCTGACGGAAGCGCAGGGAGAAGATCCACTTGCCGCCATGGGCGACGCGATGCTGTATGCCCCGCCGGAGTTGCTGAATCAACCGCCGGTGTATGGGGCCGGTGATTCATTGATGGCGGAGGCGGACCGGCAAAACGATCTGGCCCGCCAGGCCGATATCCAGAAGAACGAGAAGGCGCCCTTCCTCCCTGCACTGATCGGCGGCGCAAGCAATGTTCTGGCGGCGCCGTTCGCGCCGCAGCAGGCGGCAACCGCGCAGCTGCGGCGCGGCGCGGATGCGGTGCAGGCGATCAAGGCCGCTGGTGCGGAGGTTCCGGCTTCGGCCATTGCCATCACTGCGCCGGAGCTGGGCGGGCGTCTGGGTGGCGGCTTGGCGGATTCGGCCTTGGCGCAGTTTGGCGAACGCTATGCGGGCGCGCTGTTGCCGCGGGTTGCGGCCAATATGGCGGGCAAGGTGGTCGGCGGCGGGCTGTCCGATCTGGTGGCGGAGCCGCTGGCGACGATGGTGCGTAACAGCGGCTTGCCGGCGGATCAGCGGCAGCCGGTGACGGTGACGCCGCAGGGACTGGGGGCCAGTGCCGTGTTTGGCGGCCTGGCGCGCGCGCCTGCCGAGGGGGCGCCTGGTGCGGTGGGTGGCTTGCAGGAACCGGCGAGCAGTGCGCCGGATGTTCAGATTCCCTTGCGCCGCGGGATGGCGGACGAAGGGCAGGATGCTGCATCGGCGCCGCAACAGGCTGGCGTAGGGGTGCGCGGGCTAGTGGGGCCGCCGCCTGAGACGGAGCGACCGCCGCCGGTTGGTGATGCTGCTGTGGATAACGCCCCTCCTAGTGAGGGGCGAGTTGTTTCTGGGGGAGAAGCTGGCGACCAGCTGTCAGGGCAAGTTGCCGGGCAAATCCGAGAGTTGCCGCAGAAGCCAACAGCTTATAGTGTTGCGTACGAGACAAAAATTGAGCGCCCCGATTTTGGAAAAAGCAGGAAAGTGCATTTCAACATGGCGAACGCCGCTTTCGATAATGATCTGCAAAAGGATGTTGAATTTGCTAACCGGATGGAGCAAGAGATTCCAGGTGTGACAGCTTCTGTTTCCGCCGCTGGAGGACGCAGGACCCCGCAAGGTTGGACTTGGGAGCATACCTCGTCGTCGGCTGCTTTCGGACAGCAGGGCGTAATGCGCCTTGTGCCGAGTAGCCAACACCAGCCTGGATCAGTTTGGTGGAGAATTCTGCATCCAGACCCCGGTGCGACTGGCGGCTACTCCGAATGGGCAATTCCTGCAGGTGCTCCACCGAACAAAGCCAAGGATTGAGTGAATGGATCGATACGAGGGAAAGCCGTTTCTCCGTTTGCTGGAATGGTATGTGCTCGATGCAATAGGCCAGTTGCATGAACATCAACATCAAAGTTTGCACAGTATGGAACCCAAGCTGGCCAAGACATTTGGAATGAGCGGCACTTGGCAGGAAATAGTGAGTGCGCAGATGGATTTCCCAGCGTCGCTGCCGGCGGAAATTGAAGAGATCTGGGAGAGAAATCTTGCAGCAGCTCACGCGCGAGGCCAGCCTGTGATTCCGGAGGAATTTGCCCGTGCATTCATCGATCAGAATTTTCCCGATATTGTTTCGGATGAATAAGTGGTCATTCGGAGCTGTGGTCGAAAATCAACGCTCAACAAGCGGGGCCATGCACGGAGTACCTGCTATATTTGGAGCTGAGCCCGGTGCGGGTACGGGCTGATCGACAAGTTCGATCTCCGAACGGATTGACGTGAATAGTTCGCATATTTCAAATCAAGAACCTGCGAACGACGGGTAAAGAATTCACCGATTGATAGACCGTGGAGCAGGTCCATGATCGATATCCTCTTCAGTGGCGAGAGGTTGAAACCATTTGCCGGGGAAATCAGGCAGGCGATCAAAGCGTTGGGTGAATATCCCGATGTCGATGCTGGAGATCCTGTCTATGGCGAGTCCTTCCTGAACTACTGGGCCCTTTCGCATCCCGATGCGCTGGAAAAAATGGGCTTCACCAGCATCGGCGAGCGCGAGGCTTTGTACAGCACCTATTATTGGCTGTTGAAGTTCAAGAAGCTGTATGGTTTGCGGCATGGTCCTGATCCAAGCTTGGACACTTTGCTGCTTCGTTTGCTCGAATACGCGGAGTTCGAGATTGATTGGCCGCTCATGGAGAGGATTGTGAAGGAAGTTGAATCAGACGTCGGTGCCGACATTTAATTATCGGCGTTTTCTGTCCATAGACCTTGATTTGAGCCATCCCAATCCACGCTCGAACGGTCTATGCAATGGGTGACGGATATCGATGCAAAACTCAGGTCTACATTCAATCCGCAAGCTGGAGGGCGATGGGATGCCGGGATTCTATGTATTGGAGCCGGAAGTTGCCGGGGGATTCGGCGAAAATACAATCCTTACACGGACCCCAGGAAAACCAATGCTGGTTCACAAGCTCCATTATCAGTTTGATGGTTGGCTTGGTGATCCGCTTTTGGAGACCGCCCCTTGCTATATCGTTTCTGAATCGCTGGCTCAAGGGATTGAGCGGGCGAACTTCACCGGTGTGACGTTTGATGAAGTGGAAGTCACCGCATCCGATCAGTTCCGGGATATTTATCCAAACAGGCAACGATATTGCCCGTAAGCAGGGACGTTCCAAACCTTTCCGCTTTCCTGAGGAAGAGCCGCGCCAGCAGTCCGGGGCGCAAGCCGGAGCGGGGCAAAAAGCGGGAGCCCAGGCCGGCGCCGGTGCGCAGCAGTCACGGATCGATCCGACCCAGGCTTTTCTCCGTTTGCTGGGGCTGACCAGCATGCCGGCATCGCAGGAGGAACTGAAGGCGGCGTACCGCGGGAAGATTTCGGCATTTCATCCTGATCGCTTCACGCGGGAAAAACCCGAGGTGCGAAGCTATGCGGAGGAAATGTCGAAGCGGATCAATCTGGCTTATCGCTGGCTGTATGACCGGATGAGGGGCACGGCATGAGGCAGGTGAAATGCTCGGAATGCGGGGTGGTGAACCGGGTGGAGGCACATTCGTTCCGGGCTGCGCCGATCTGTGGCCGTTGCGGGACGCGGCTACCTGAGCCGTTGCTGAACCCCCTGCTGAGAGGCACATGGCGCGGCAAGTATTGGAGCTTGCTGGGTATTGCGGTGGTGCTGGCGGTGTTGGGAGCTTTGGACATTCATCCAGGGTTGCAACCCCTGGTTGCCCTGATTTCGTCACCGGCTCAGCAACCGGACCCGCGCGTCGCGGCCATCTTGGCGGAGCTGTCGCGGCATGAGCACGATCCTGAGCCTGAGCCTGAGCCTGAGCCTGAGCCTGAGCCATCAACTCGGCAGGCGTTACCGCAAGCAGCGCCGGTGGTGCCTTATGTACCCGGCTATCAGCCGCCCGCGCTGCCGCTGCCGCCCACTGGTGCGGGACGGACCTATATACGTGCCCGCGCAGACCATTGGATCGACGTCAGGATCAAGGAGGGTCCGTTTGCCAACACGCTGGTCCGTGTTTATCGCGCCACGGATAATGCTCTGGTGACGGAGCGTTTCATCCGCAGCGGTGGGCAACTCAAGATTCAGGTGCCGGCGGGTGTATTCGTCGTGCGTTCCGCTAGCGGGCGCGACTGGTACGGCAATGATCGCTACTTCGGAGATGACACGGCTTTTTCGGAAGCGCAGGCGCAATTCGACTTGCGTCGGGATGGCTCCTATTACGATTTGAGACTGATCCCGGAAGTAGGCGGTAATCTGGACTCTAAGAGTATTTCCAGGACTGAGTTTTAGTCGCCTCTTGCCGATTATATCCATATCAGTATAATGGTGTGGCATGAAACCGATGAGATTTCTGGGTGACTCTCTTAAATGTTTGCGGGAGTTTCCGGATGATGCGAGGCAGGATGCGGGCTATCAGCTCGATCTGGTGCAGCGCGGCGGTCAGCCCGACGATTTCAAGCCGATGGCTTCCATCGGCAAGGGCGTCGAGGAGATCAGGGTGCGGGATGAATCCGGTGCCTATCGTGTCATCTACACCGCGCGAATGGCCGATGCGGTCTATGTGCTGCATTGCTTCCAGAAAAAGACGCAAGCGACATCCAGACGGGACATCTCCATCGCCAGCGAACGTTACGCCGAATTGAGCAGGAGCCGAAAGTGAAGAAGATCGAAAGCTACGCCAATGTGTGGGATGCGATCGCGGATACGCCTGAGCAGGCGGCGAATCTGCGCGCCCGGGCGGAGTTGATGCAGAAGATCGCGGCCATCGTGCAGGAGAGTGGTTGGACCCAGACCGAGGCGGCCCAGCGTTGCGGGGTGACGCAACCGCGTGTCAATGATTTGCTGCGTGGGCGCGTGTCGCGCTTTTCTCTGGATGCGCTGGTCAATATCGCCACCGCGCTCGGGCAGCGGGTGCATATGGAGCTTGAAGCGGCCTGAGTGGGGTGCGTGCGGCGGATGGCGGAATGCGCTTCGCTTATTCCGCCCTGCGGTTTTTCATCACTATTGATGATGACTCAGGAACCCGACGAACAGTAGGCCGGTGACGCCTAGCAGGAAGAACGCTTTGCCTGCGATGTCGAAGTATTTGGTGTGGCGAAAGCCGGGCGGCAGGGTGGCGGCCAGTATCAGGTTCACGAAGGGCAGGAAGGCCAGTGAAAGGCTCGGCCAGTTCAGGCCGATGCTGCGCCAGCGCAGGGCGAACGGCAAGAGCCAGCCGGCCAGGCCGAGACCGGTCACCAGGGGCGGCGCGTCGGTGTTGCCGACGATAAGGTCGATGACGGTGACGATAGGGGCCACGCCGATTGCGGCGATACGCCATTCGTGACCCAGATATACCGTGATCGCGCCATCGATGAATACGATAACGATTACGGCCGCGATGAATAGTAGACGGCCAATTCTTGGGCCGGTCACCGGGTTTTTATTTTCCATGGAAGCCTGATCCTTTGTTCGGTATTTGAACAAGCAGGCGGGACTCGGCGGCCCGCCGGCGCCCTGCCTACTGAAACTGGATATGCAGCCGGTTGATCGCGTCGTCGATGGGGATGAAGAAATTCAGTCCCTCGCTGGTATTGGCGGCGCTCATCAGCCCCGCCACGCACAGGGCGATGACTTTGCCGTCGCGGTCGACCAGTGGGCCGCCGGAGTTGCCGTGCTGGATGGAGACGTCGCTTTGGATGATGGGGTAGCCGCGGACGCTGCGGAAGGCGCTGATGATGCCGCGGGTGACGGTGAGCGCATTCTGCTCTTCCCAGGGGGAGCCGATGGCGAAGACTTCATCGCCGACCTGGACGTCCGGCGACAAACGCAGAGCGGCAGCGGGGTAGCCGCTGCCGTCTAACTTGAGCAGGGCGACGTCGCGTCGCGAATCGCGGCGTAGCACGTAGGCGATTTGTTCGCGGTTGTCGGCCAGGCGCACGCGTACGCGGGCGGCGTCCTGCACGACGTGATAATTGGTGAGGATGTAGCCGTCAGGGCTGATGATGACGCCGCTGCCGAGGGCGGCGGCGGTGGTGACGACCACGGTGGCGGCGCGGGGGGCTTCGATGCCGCTGGCGGGCTGTGCGGCGGTGATCGGGATGGAAGCGGCGTAGCTGGACGTGGCGGCTGCGGCGTCGGATTGAGGCGCGGGCTGGTCGGTGAGCTGCGGCTCGCTGAGCAGGGCTTGTGACAGACGCTGGTCGGCGAGCAGGTTGCGGACGGCGAGGTCCATGGCGTGGTCGAGGTAGGCCCGCCAGCCGTTCTGTTCATTCTGGGTGATGTCGAAACGGCCCTCGCTGGTGCCCAGGTAGACGATCTTCTGCGCTAGGGCGTCGTAGATCTGCCATTTGATGCGGATGTAGGAGGTGCCCTTGACGTCGCCGAACACGCCGACGCCGGCCCAGGGGTGGCAGATATCGGTGCTCATGCTGACGACGATGGCGCCGACCAGGAGTTCGGCCCTGGCGGCGCGGCCGCTGTCGAACAGGTCTTCCCCGGTGTCGACTACAGCGTAGTGCGCTGCCTGGAATTCCCTGTAGAAGCTGTGGCCGAGGTCCTGGGTCAGGATGTCGGGGTGAGTGCCGTTCCAGGCGACATTGTCGTCGTTGCCGCACTGCACGCCGGTCAGTCCTTTGAGCACCACGGTGCCCGGCTCGATGTCGAAGCGTACCTTGCCTAGTGTCACCGGGCGCGATGCCTGGCTCTGCGCGGTGATCGGCTCGCGGGCCTCCACATCAGGGTAGGTACGCATGCCGCTGCAGGCTTGCAGTAGCACGGCGGCGGTTAGCGCCGGCAGTAAGCGCGTCATTACGGTTCCCCTTTTTGAATGTCCGTGCGGCTGCGTGGGTGAAGCGGCGCCTTGCCCCATGCCGGCGCACCGGCTTCTACGACCCGTGGTTAATGATAGCCGCAGTGCCGGTGGGTGCGCTTGAGAAATGTGACGTACCGCACAGGGCGGCGGCCGTCGCGGCCGCTCGGCGTGAATTCTTCCGCAGCACGGGCGACAGGGGCAAAGCGTCGCGGATGATCTGGTAGATCAGTATCTGGCTCAGCGCGTGTCGGGCATTTGCAGCCGATGGCAAGGTGGCAGTCGAGACGGCTTTTTTGGGCGAGGCAATCTGATTTGCGAGCCGGTCTGGCTGATATGTAATAGAAAGAGGAGCTTATGTAATGGGTGATCCAGCGGTCTTGGTTCCGAGTGGGTTGGCGAAAATTCATCCGGGGTTGGAAACTTCGATCAAGTCGATCGCCACCGCAATTCAGGCTTTGCAAAAAAAGGGGGCTTCGGCGGCTGACGGCAGCTCTACGGCGATCACGTCCCAGCTGCAGGAGGTGCTGCAACAGTTGCAGAGCCTGCAGCAGCAAGTCGAGGCACTCCCCGGGGGCGTTGTGTACAGGGCGGCTTCGCCGCTAGGTGCGTTTAATGTCATCTACCAGGTGAGCCCGGGTGTGGCTGCGGTCGCCGATGCGACAGGCCTTGCAACGAGCTGCGCGGTGATCGGCATTACTACTACAACGGCGGCAACAGGGAGCGCGGTTGCCTACGCCGGCGTCGGTGAGACGGTCACCAACAATGCCTGGACGTGGAGCCCAGGCGCGGTGTTTCTTGGTGCGGCGGGATCGCTGACGCAGACGGTTCCGGAGGGTAGCTTTCCAATTCTTGTTGGGTATGCGGCTTCGGTGAATTCGGTCCTGGTTGGGATCGAAGGGCCGTTTGTTCCGCTGCTGGCTTCGGCGACCGATCCGGCGGCGGTTTCGATGTATTTTAATTCGGACGATGGCACGCTGCGCTACAGAAGCGGTAGCAGTTTTATTCGCCTTGGCACTCTAGACCAGATCAGCGCTGCAGTCGCGTCGGTCAATCTGAATAACCAGGTAATTACGGATTTGGCCAACCCGGTAAACCCGCAGGATGCAGTCAATCTGCAAACGCTGCAAAGCTGGTTGGCCAAGCTCTCTGATCGAAGCGCTTGTGCTTACGCCACCACTGCTGCACTTCCAGAGAACACTTACAGCAACGGAAGCGGCGGACTGGGGGCTGCGCTCGCCGCCAAAGCTAATGGGGTACTGACAATAGATGGCCAAATGCCGGCTGTCGGCATGCGCGTATTGGTTATGAACGAAGCAATGTCTGGGAACAATGGTATCTACTCGGTTATCCAGGCAGGCAGCGGTTCGACGCCATGGATGTTGATGCGTACAGATGATGCAGACACCGCGTCTGAGCTTGGCCCTGGTTTGATCGTGGCGGTTGAGGCTCCAAGCGGATTTATGCCCGGAGGTGTGAACAACGGGCTAGTGCTTATCTCGCTTGGCCCATCACCGTTCGTAGTTGGCACCAGTGGCATAACTTTTACCGCGATAGGTGGAATTTACAGCGCCGGCACCGGCCTGACTTTGACTGGGAAATCACTGTCAATTACCAATACCGGTGTCAATGCCGGCAACTACGGGGATGCATCACACGTACCGCAAATCACTATAAATGCACAGGGGCAGATTACATCGGCTTCAAATGTTGTAATTTCCGGTGGTGGATCATCTGGAGAAAGCGGGCTTCAAGTGTTGGCATCCGCCTCTGTTAGGGCTGATTTAGACGGAGCGACCTATAATTATTCATCCTCGTCACCTGTCGCGATCGATTCAACCAACTTGACGGTGACATTCAACGCCCCGGAGTCCGGGAAAGTAATGATTTCGCTTGAGGCTGTTACGGGCCAGACTGAAGCTGGCGCGCACTTCTGGTTGCTCCTCGATGAATTTGACTGGCCAGTTGCCGATACGGAAACCATCGTTAACTCACCCAACAGCGGCAACAATGCCGTAATTCGCATTCACAATAACTGCAATATTTCTGGCCTCATTCCAGGTGCTTCGTATACATATCGGTGGGGGTGGCTAGATGCATCGGATCTTGGCAGTTCTTCTCTTTATACCGGGCCAACCTATGGCAGCGCCGATATGATTGTAGTGGCTGTCAACAAAGCGGCGCCGGCGACGATATCGGCTGGTCTCTTCGCATCGCTGCCATCGTCACCGCTCGGCGGCCAAATGTACAAATGCACTGATGCTCCCGCTGAACTTTTGTATCAGGGCGGTGCTTGGCTGACGTTTCACAACGGCCAGTTAGTTGCGCCATACGACGACGGCACATTCAGTTGGGTCAACCAAGGGTCTGCGACCATTTCTGCGCTTGGGCCGTTCTCATATTTGAAGGCACCTGCAACTGCAGGAGATGACTTTGCACTCAAGACGAAAGCGCTGAATGTGCCTTACACTTTTACCGCCTGGATCAAGCCCGATTTCGTCGCGGTCAATTTCTTCAGTGCTGGAATCGTTATTTACGATAGCACTAGCGGCAGCTTCATCGTCTTTGGAGTCAGCACACCGAATGCTCCGCAGGCTTACAACCTTCAGGTGATCGAGATGAATAGTGTTACTTCATTCAATAATGGCCTGCTCAATGTGCCCCTTCCTCTGGCTAACTGTATCTGGCTGCAGATCTCCGAAGATGGCGCTACCCGGACCTTCTCTTACTCAATGGACGGCGCCAATTTCCAGTCCGTTCTTTCACATGCGAGCGGTACCTTCATAACGCCGAATGAGGCGGGGTTCGCTGTGAACCCGCACTACGACGGCTCTCCTGTCTATCAGTCAAGCATGCTGATCCTGAGTTCCAATTTGTAGTCATATGGTTTGACCAACCAACCCGCCGCTGGCGGGTTTTTTATTGCCTGGAGGTTTTATGCGTCTTATTACCGTTTCCGAATTTTTGATGGGGCGGGATCACGCTTATCCCGATGACTACACCGCCCAGATCGCTGCAAACACCCGGCGTACTGTCGACAAGATCAATGAATTTCTGATGGCTTCCGGGTTTGACGGCCACGTCAACAGTGGTTGGCGACCGCCGGCGGTGAACGGGGCAACCAAGGGCGCTGCCCCTAAGTCCAACCACATGCTGGCCCTGGCTTGTGATCTGTTGGATCCCGGCGGAGTTATCGATCGCTGGTCGATGGGGCATCCCGAAACGCTGGAGCACATAGGCCTCTGGCAGGAGTCTCCCGGCTCCACCCCTGGCTGGTGCCATCTCCAGATCGTACCGCCGCATTCCGGCCACCGCGTATTTCTTCCGTAGGAGATCCACGTGCAATGGAAAAATGTTGAAAGCGCCCTGCCCAGCGGGCTTGAGCTTCTGGGTACCGCATTGACGGCTACAGGTGTGGGTGCGCCAGTCGGCGCCGCCGTGGCAGGCATCGGCACGTTGGTGGGGCATGCTCTGGGTGTGGACGGAAGTAGTCCTGATGCGGTGCTGCAGGCCGTGCAGACCGATCCTGCGGCCGCTGAAAAATTGGCGGAGGTTCAGGCCAATGCCAAGGTTCAGCTTCAGCAGATCGTTGCGCAGCAAGCTGTCGCTCTGACGCAGGAGAGCACCAAGCGCACCCAGCAGGTGATTGACGATCGCGGCTCGGCGCGAAACATGGCTGTCCAGACACATGATATCTGGACGCCCCGCGCGATTGCTGTCTTGGTGGTTTTGGGGGCATTTTTCGGGGAAGGCTTCGCCCTCACGCACGCCATCCCCGCCGGAAGTGAAGTGCTGGCAGGCCGGGTTCTCGGCACGCTCGATTCGGCGCTGCTGGCGGTGCTGTACTACTACTTCGGCGGCTCTGCGGGCAGTGACCGCAAGACGGAGTTGCTTGCCAATGGCCAGCCTGCCAAGGAGGGCTCATGAAGGACTCACCGTCTACCTGGCTGACCATGGGCGTCGTAACGCTGCTCGGAGGCGCTGCTGCGTATATGCGTGACCTGCTTGCCGGCGAAAAATTCGCCTGGTGGCATCTGTGCGCCAAGCTTACCATCTCGGCTTTTGCCGGGGTGGTGGTGTTCACGTTGTTGCGGGAGTGCGGGCTGAGTCCGGAACTGGCCAGCGCCGGTGCCGGCATCGCCGGGCATGCGGGAAGCAGCATGATTGCGGTGCTGGAGAGGATGTTGCTCGCGGCGCTGGATGTGATAGTGAAGCGGGCATCGTGACGCAGGTGACGATTGCACTGTGCGGGTGTGTATTCTCGTCAACGTGTTGCCGGACGTCGCCGATATCTTTATTGCCATCAGTTGCGCCCGCCCTGGGTCCAGTGCTTTGAATGCCCTGGATGCCGGCTCGTGCCGGAATGACGCTTCTTGAATTGTTCAGAGCTGCGCTAATCCAACGCATACACGCTGCCGCCGGTGCCGCCGAAGTAAACGGCGCCGTCCCACACTACGGGCGAGAACAGGTAAAAGTCGAAGGGGTCCGGCATGGTCTCCGCTGCCGCCTTGGCACCACACAGGTGGGTGCCGGCGGTCAGCGCTTACAACCTGCTGTCGTAGCTCTCGAAGTAGACCATGCCGCCGGCGGATGGATTGCTTGGCATTCTGGGATGCGCCACGGCGGCATTCGGTTTGAGCCAGTCTTTGGAAATGAGCACAGGAGCGGCCTGCCGCGCCTCGGGAGGGTTTTTTTGATAGCCTCGCGGAAGTACGAGGGAGAGCCGCGTGGAACAACAAAACCTGAATGGCGCCGGATGGATCGGGATCGGCTTCAAATTCGGATTGGGCTTCGGCCTGGCCGGGCTGATCTTCGCCGCTGTTGGTGTCTTGCTGGCTTACGGCTACTCGCATTACCAGGCCGCATCGGCCACGGCAGCGTCCAAGTCTGCAGCTGCCCAGTTTCCCTCGCCCGTCGTCAGCCCGGCGACGCCAACGCAGCAATCCGCGCCGCCCAAGCTGGCCGGCGAACGGCGGCACATCCTGGTTCCGCCCAAGGACGGCAAGACCTGTCTGCAGGAAGCTCACGGGCTGATCGACGATAACTACGAGAAATGTCTCAAGGGCAGCGACTACTGGACTGGCGGCGCCTCATCGGGCCAACCGGAGGCGCAGCAGGCCGCGGAACCGGTGCAGGAGGCGCAGACCGACTGGGCCGTGCTGATAATCGCCGCGGTCAACCAGCACTGGACCGTGCCGCCCGGAACCAGTCCCGCGCTGAAGGCCACCGTGAGCATGGCCCTGTCGCCGGCCGGGGACGTGCAGTCGGTCGAAGTCACCGCCGGTAGCGGCGTGGCGGCATTCGATGATTCCCTGCTCAAGGCGATCAATAAGGCCAGCCCCCTGCCGCTGCCCGGCAACGCGGAGGCGTTCGTGCCCAACGTCGACATCTGCTTTTCACCGGACCCGAGGAATTGCCAATGAGGCATTGCACGCGCCGACTCGATTCCTGTCCGACTCGCCACCCCATACCAAGAGGCTGACATGAGCGAACGACCGGATTTCATCAGGCGCTGGAGCGATCTGGAGGGCGCGGATGAGAACCACTACGAGGACAGCACGGAGCTGCAATCGATCCGCGCGCCGTTGGCCCGGTTGCTGGGGCTGACGCGCATCGGCATCAATCACGAGCGGCTGCTGCCGGGACGGCGTACCTCCTATCCGCATGCGGAAAGCGCGGAAG